CTTCTACTTGGTCAATGTCTAATTGACGTGCTTCTATAAGAGCGTCTACTCTAGAATTTAAAACATCCATTTCTTTCTGAGCATCTTTCTCAGTATTAACCTCAACGAACTTGCTTCCATTCATTGGGTGATAATGTAAGAATTCCTGAAGGGTTGGATTTGTTCTTGGTACAGATAAAAATCCATCTTCAAAAACAATTGGCTCTATAATAGCATTACCATCCTGCTCATCTTCAAATGGGCTTTTCTGGTTTCTTGCATAGCGTAAAGCTCTGTTAGTTCCTTTACCTTCATCAAAGTGCATTAAAGGATATCTTCTTGAGTTTCTAGTTGGCAGCATAAAAGAAAGTGGCGCTGCGTCTTTGGTAAGTTTATAGGTCTTATTGACCAATACATTTTTTTTCATTTAATTATAATTTAGATTTAATAAAAGTAATAATTACCCTCGTCACAATAACGAGGGTAATAATTACATATTTAATTTATGATTGGAAAATCACAAAGTTGTTTGCACCCATAGTACATACACATCTTTCAGATAGGAAGTTTACTTCCATAGCATCTAAATCAGATGTTGCTGCACCACCAGCTGAACCTGTAATCCAAGTCTTGTACTTTCTGTCTTCAGTTTCTGAAGCTCTGTATCGTACATGTAAGAAAGGACGCTTAGCATTCTTTCCAAGGATTTGGTCGTAAACAGTAGTTGAACCTGCTGGTACTAATAAACCATTTACAGCACCTGTTCCAGTTAAACCACCACGCATTGTTGGGTCGTTTAGGTATTTCCAGTCAGACTTGTAGAAGTCATATCCTCTACGGAATCCAGTGAATCCAAGATTTAATGCCATTTCCATGTCATTATCAAATAGACCATAAGAAGTACCATTAGCGCCTCCACCTTGAGCAGAACCATTAAGTTCAGCTAACATGTCATCAATGTCAAATCCAAACTGTCTGTTCAAGAAAAGTACGTTTTCTTCAATCGCACCTTGCTTATCTAAACGAGAAATGATAGTATCGAAATCTGCTAGTGCAGTTGGGTTACCACCTGCCCATACATTTCCTCTATTTTCTACTGCATGGAATACACCTTCAGAACCTTTGTTTCCTACATCTCCACCTGCTGCAATTGCTCCAGAACCTGCTTCTGCTGGTACTGCTTCAATCATAGCTGTTTCTAGGTAGTCATCAAAACGTAAACGAGTTTCGTGCTCAGACTTCAAGTACCATAAGTATCCTGAAGCTCCGTTCTCAGTAGTCACTTCAATCCATCCGATTTGTGCCATATCAGAACCTGATACTGCATACTTATCTTTGATGATGATTGGAGAGTTGTCGAAGATTTCATCTTCAGCCTCTAGAGAACCTTGCATCCCATTGCTTCCTTTTTTGAATTCAGAACCATAGATAAAGATAGTTGCATCAGCATTACCTGCTCCTGTACCACCTGTATAACCTTGAGCACTGTAGAAAGCTACAGAAACCTCATCAGCATTTAATCCACCTGCAACACCTACTGCAGTTACGATTCCTTTAAATTCTCCTGAATCATCATTGTTAGAAACAACAACTGTCTGTCCTACACGAATAGCGATAGTTCCAGCAGTTAAGCCTGTTGCAGCTCGGTCTGGTACTAATGCATCGTTAATTTGGAAAGTTACATTTCCTCCAGCAACTACTGCTCCTGTTCCACACTGTACATATTTAGTGTGTAGTCTTCCTTGCTCTGCCCACTTCACTAGGTCTGAGTTACTTGGTAGCTCAGCTCCTACTAAACGTAAGAAAGAAGAAATAGTTCTATTACCATAACGCTCAAATTCTTTTTCATAAGTGTCTGGTAAGTACTGATTCAAAAAGTTGAAATCAGTAATGTAATTTGTAGCCAACGGCACTTGTTGCGGTGCTGGCTGTAGCGCAAACCCTGGTCCTACTGGAGTAGTGTTTGGCCCTAATAATTGTCCTGCCATTTTTTAAATTTTTAAAATGTTGTTAATTTTTTCTTTTAATACTCTTAATTTTTAAACCCTTCCCTTCGCTTGGATTGATTGCACGAAACTGAGTTCCTCCTTTAGAAGTAACTTCAGGAGCAGAACGTGTAGACATATTGATGTTTTTCATCTTTCTAGTTACATCGTCCGTTGCTGCAGCCTTTCCTTGCTCGTAAAAAAACCTTGCGAACTTATCAGGGTTCATTGCTGCTGATAATGCTTTATGATATTCAGCTGCGTTTTTAACTAATCCGTCTTCATTCAAATGATTATTAATAAAATTAATAACGCTTGATTGAGACTTTTTAATTTCCTCCACAGAACCTCCTGGGTTGTATAACAAATTAGCTTCATCAATACTAACCTTAAAACCTTTAAAGTCTTGATTTAGCACCTTGTCAGTTTCTTTTTCAAAGAAATCTACTTTCCTAGACTGCTCTTCTGACTGAGTCTTTGCATTCTCAACATATTGCTTGTACGCTTTGTAGTCTTCATTGTCCTCAGAAATACCAGTTGCGCTTGACTCAAGCGGCTGGTGATACATTTCTTTTTGTTCATTGAAAAACTTCTTAGCTCTTACAATTGCCTTTTTCTTTTTTAACTTAGCTCTCTTAACATCAGATTCATCATCAAGTTCCTCATCATAGGAATAATCTTCCATTAACAGCTCAACATCTTCTTTATCAATACCTTCTTCGGTAGCTAAAAGATACTCAGTTAAAATTTGGTCTTCATCTAAGGAATCAAAGTCTCTGTTTAATTTAACATAATCTTCAATACCACGACCAGTTTTCTTTTTATATTCAAAATAAGCTGACACATCTTCTGGAAGTTCATTGTTGCTTTCTTTTTCTAAAAACAATTGGTCTACCGATAATATGTCCTTATCATATCTGTTCTTAATAAAACTAAGAACGTCTTCTTCTTTTAGTTCAGCACCTTGCGTTTCCTCAGGAGCTGCGGTTTGCTCTACAGCTTCTGGCTGTGTCTGCTCTTCGTGTTGCTGTTCGACTTTTTCAATTAGAGTTTCCTCTACTTCTGCCACTGATTTTTCTTCAACAACACCTACTTCTTTTACTTTTATTTCCATTAGATTAAATTTTAGTACAAATATAGTACATTAAACAATTATAAATTATTTACTTTACCTAGGGTCAAACTCTGCTAAATCAAACCCATCTAAGCTATCTTCATTAGACTCAAAGTTTTGAGGAGGTAAGTTATTTTTTCTTTGATTAATCAGCTTTGATTGTTCTGTGTTCTGCTGACTAATACGTCCTGCCTTAGCTGTTTCTCTTTGAGATTCTCTTTGAGATAAAGCTTGCTCTGTCATGCCTCTTAACTGCTGATTATAATTAAACTCTTCAGCCATTAGTTGACTTTTAAGCTGAGCCTCATTTTTCATCTTCTCAATTTCAAAAGCTATCTCCGCTTGTTTAATCTGCATCTTAGCATTCATCTCTGCTTGAGACTTCTGCATTGCTGTTTGAGCTGCCATTTGCTGAGACTTCAGTTGTGTAGCCGCCTGCATTTGTTGCTGAAGCATAGCATTCTTTTCATCTCGCTCTTGCTTCTGTTTACGCTTAACCTTAAGTAATTGATTAGCTAGTTTGATGTTTTTTATTTCTCGGATATCAATAGCATCCTCTAAGTTTATATCACTTTTAGTTAATGCCGTTTGTATATTTTGCTCAAGAACTGCTTTCTCTTCTTCGTCAGGAGAAACTTCAATAAAAATACCAAAGTCATAAATATATAAATCTGATATATCGTTAAGTATACTTACGTTATACTTACCTATCTTATTGATGAAGTCCTCTTTGAAATCCGAATACTCTAAAATGTCTGCAACCCTGTACGTTAGTGCTTCAGCAAGAGTTCTATAAACATATAGACTTCCTTGAAGTATGTGCCTGGTGGCTGTGTTAGAATTTAATGCGGCAAGTTTCTGTAATCCAACTAAGGAATTAGGGTCAGGCGTTGAGCCATCTCTAGCTTCATTTAATCCTGTTACAGTTCTAATCATGTTTAAATAATGATTATAGTTTGTAATAAGCATCTGAGTTTTACTAGCTCCGCTGTTTGAGGTTAGCTGTTGTATTGGAACTCTTGCTTGATTAAAGTCACCATCCTGAGTGTAGCTTCTACCTATTACAGAACCTGTCTGAAAGTACAATCTTAATGCATCCTCTGGATTATATGCAGCACCTGTACCTAGGTCAACTTCATTTAATCCGTCTGCATCTATAAATACCCCATCAGGGACAGTCCTAGCTATAACTTGTTGTAATTTTAAATGTGTAATCTGAATTAAATCAGCAAATGGAATCATTCTTCTTACTAATGATTCTATAACACCTTTGTACATTCTTGGTGCAACAGCAACATAATTTGGTAAAGCATGTTGTGAAGAAGACTGAGGACGAACCATGTTACTTGCAAGCTCCCACTTCAAAAGAATATCAGTACCCATAACCATTATACCATCATACCAAACGTCAATAGTTTTTGAGACCTTTTCAAATCTTCCATCTTCCATCATTTCTGGTGGTGGATTAAATTGGTCATCTTTCTCTATCATTTTTTTAGCTCCACTATCTGTAACCTTTTTCTTATAAACCATTTTCTTTGTGGTTTTATAATTAAAATACATTAAGGTTACTGTGTCTCTATAAAAAATATCGTTTTGTTGATACTGTGCTGTGTTGTAATAATCATACCAGCTCTGACTGTATTTAGATATTTTATCTAAATCATCATTAGTCAAACTCTGGTCTATTTTAAGTAGCTCCGTAATTGGAACTACTTTTATTTCACCCCAATAAAAACAATCTTTAAAGTGTGGGTCTTCTGTGTAACTATATACTATATTTGCAGGGTCAACATACTTAACTTCTACTCCAGAACCTGGTAAGAATTCGTGCTTTGCACATCCTATTCCTAGTACAGTCAAGTCATAGTCAATTCTTTTACGAGCATCCGAATAGTGATTTTCTTGAAACATAGTGTCGATAGCTTCTTCCTCGGCTATCTCAATTGCAGGCTTGTAATTAAGCTGCATATATAATGTTAGTTCTTCATCGTTTTCAGGAAGAGAATCAGGGTCCATTGTAAATGGGTCTGCTCCTGTCATGTCTTTAATATCTAAGAGTATGTCTTTAGCCGCCATCTGGCCTTCAATCATATCTTGATATTTACTTCTTTTACCTTGGGATAATGCGTCTTGAGCATAAGCCTTTACCTTAAAAAGTCTGTCAGACATTCCATTAACTACAATATCTACAAACTTAGGGAGTATAGGGACAGGAGTCCAATCTAAATTAAGATAAGATAAGTCTCCGTCTACAGCTAATTCGTTTTTATATTTACCTACTGATTGTTCTCCTCTCGCATATAAACGTAATCTGTGAAAATCTCGCCATTGGTTATAATAACGACAGCCATTGCCATCTTTTCTAAACCACTCATACTGTATTGCCTGCCCTATCTGTAAGCCAAACTCATCAGTGGCTTTTTCGGCATCTGATACAAATTGACTAGGGAAGCCTACAGATGAAATATTTACTTTAACTTCTTTCATCTATCTAATTAAATCGCTCGTTAATCCCTTATTGGTATACCTTGCAAAGTTAATGGAAATTTTTGAGCTTTTCTTTTCAGGTGTATACAAATGTTTTTGGCAAGCCATTATAGCTAATCCACTACTAATAGAAGCATCAAACTTAGTTCTGTTACCTATATCGAACTTAGCCCAATCTTCTAATGTTCTAGCAAACGGCATAAACCCCATTAAATCAGAGTCTCTAAAAGTTCCTTCAATATCTAGACCAATATACTTTTCTATATATGATTCTATTGCAGAGGCGTGTGCTTGTTTAATATCCTCACTGGAGTTTGGTATACCTCCTAATTCCTTTTCTGTTCTTGATAGTTTGTTAAAAATCTTATCAGGTCTGTTCATGCTAAAAGCCCTATACCCTCTATTTTTAAAATGATATAAAAGTCTAGGTTTATTATTCTCTACAAGTATTGGCATTCCATAAAAAACACAAGCCATTAATACTTCTTCAAAAAATATTTCAGCTGTTTGAGGTCTTGCTACGTATTCTAAAAAGAACTCATTACTTGGAGCTTCGTCCATGTTAAATTTAGTTAAACCATGAAGTGCTCCGTTTGAACCTCTTCCGCCTACAGTTCCAGATATATCATAGCTATCACAACCAAATGCTCCTAGGTGTTCATTCCCTGGCATTTTTTTACCATTCCTATTTATAACTCTATTCTGTAGGTTTTTATTAGGAGTCCAAGAAACAAGGAATCTTCCTCTATTGTTAGGAGTCCATATAACTTTAGAATCTTTTATCCCATCTTTCCATGAGAAAGAGCCTCTTGTTAAATGATGCTCTTTAATTGTAGAATCATTGTAATCAATTTGCTGATATATCTTAGTTAAATTAAATAAGGATTGTTTACTTTCATCCCTAAACGCATGTGACTCTGTCCTTGGGAATTGTCTATAAAATTCATTTAAAGCATCTGGGTCGTTCTTAAGACTATCCACTTCGTTTTGCCAATAATCTATTGCGCCTTGTTGGATTATACTATTATCAATCCCTATAACAGGCTTACTGTTGGTGTTTATATGCATAACAGGCAAGCCATATCTATCTATAAATCCTTCCATATTCCATTCCATAGGGATGAAAAGTGAATATAGTCCGCTTTTGGTTTGACCATTTGAATTACGCTTACTCAATAAAGAATCTTCATATAATTTTTTAAAATTATCCCCACCTTTGCTCAATGCATTAGAAGTAGAACCCATCATACATTTACCTATAATCTTACTACCTAAACGTAAACAAGTTTTTGTAACACGCCAGTTGTTTAAGATATTATTTGGTTTTATCCATTTACCACTTTCATCATGTACCAACAATAATAACTTTTCACCATCATAGGAGTTGTCATCTGTGTTCTTCCAATCTATAGTAGTATCTAATCCTAACAGCTCTTCCTTATCGTCATCATACATGTTTTTCTTTGTAATTTTAGACGCTGGTATTCTAAACGCTAATTCTGTTTTAGGCTTATCCATACCGTCTTGAATAGGTTTAAAAAAGAATGGTAGTCTATTAGCTATAGGCACAACCTTGTCGGTGAACATTTTCTTTGCATCAGAACCTGTCTTTGATAGTATTCCAACCCTTGAATCTTTTGCTAGTGTTCCTGTGTTTACGCTCTCTGAAGAACCCATGTATGAAAACCCTGAACGTCTTATCTTTAAATAAGTCATCCCAAAACTTCTGTTGTCAGCTTTACACGCTTCCCAAAATAAATAAAATATTCTATTAGCTTCTCTATAATCTGGGTAACCCACATCAATAGAAGTCCATTGCAGATACATGTAGTGAGCTCCACTTATATAAGTAGGTACTCCGTTATTCATAAACCAATGGCCTAACTCTCTACTGTCAAACTCATTCTCAATGTAATCAACCCAGTTGTTTTTAAATTCACTAGGCATTTCATTCCACTGAAATATTGATTTAATTTTACTAAGAGGTTTTGGAATATCTATTCTTTCCCAGTATTGCTCAGATTTTTTCTTTGAACGTGAATGTATTTTTTTTGGTTGTTTAGGTAAACCAATAATAAGACCCTGTATATTAATTATATTTTCAATTTCTCCTGTTTTTGAAATTATAACCAAATCATATTTCTCGTCATATCCATACTTCCAACTTTTATTTTTGTTCTTATTGGTGAGTACGGCTTTAGGTACGTAATCTTGTACCACTTTATACATTTCGTTATTTTGACCTACGTTCTGCAAACCCTTGTTTTGTATCTACTTTGTTATTACTTTCCGCTAAAGATAAAGCTTCTTTTTCCGACTCTATTCTACTTAGTATTTCAAACGCATCAAATATTGCAAGCTTCTTAGTGGCTGCTGCATTCTTAAGTCTATCTGCAGCCAAATCATCTTCAGGGTCTGGCTTAATAATATCTTCTTTGGCAACTTTAATTAACTGGTGTACAGCCCTTCTGGCTGCATCAATAATTTCTAATTTAATTTCTCTGTTTGATTTCATAATATCATTGTTATTTGATGGTCAAACATTCTATATAGCTTCTCTCCATCAACCTCAAACTCATATTCACTTTCAGGTTTAAATGAAATTAAATCTCCTTTTTTTACGCCTTGATTTATCAATGTAGTATTGGGGTAAATCATCTCTGCGACTAAAGGTTCTTCTTTAGTGTTTTTAAATATAATAGATTCTTTTGTTTTTATTGGTTTAACATAACAATATCTGTCATGACAAAACCATTGTGTTCCATTCTGGTACATAAAAAACTGGTCGTTATCAACTAGAAATAAATTATCTTTTAAAAAACTCTTACCACTTTTTCTTCTTCCCTTAATATCGTTGTAGAATTTAAAAACATTGTGATGAACAAGAAGAGTATCTCCTACCTTTATAGGGCCACAATAGTTTATAGGTAATGCTTTTACTTCAGCATACCTATTGGAGTACCTGACATCTTCTTCTGATGAGCTTACTAAAAAATCAATACCTCCAATATTTTTAGTATTGGAGTATCGCTTATTTTCTTTTGGTGTAACTATAAAGTCTGTTGGTGATTTCAAAAGTTTATATTGTATTCAATGGATACAGGCATAGTCGAACTAAACTCTTTCCAAAGAATAACAACATCATTATCATCTATGTATATTTTGTAGGATTGCAATTGAGAATCATATTTAATTAAATGAATTCTATGCGTTCCGTTTAGAACTTCTTGGCCTACTAAATAATGCATAGCTCCAGATTTATAATCTGGGCCGACTGATATTTTTCTTATATCCATTATATTTAATTTTATTTATATTTTTATACGTCTTTAAGAAATCTAATGTACCCAGCACGTGTCGCACCATTAGAACCGTCAAAACCTGTAATTAGGAAATTTTCAACTGAACCAACAGACCAATATCTTAGAATATTCCAGTTTCCTGATTGTGCTATAGTGCTTGTCCAGATGTATTCCCTAGTTGTATCTTCAGTGAAGAAAACTAGGTTACTTGCTAACGTGCCCTGACCATATCCATTAAGGTTAAAGTCAGCATCTCCTAATTCGGTTGTATCGGTTAATCCAGCCCAAATTCCTGGGTTAGCACCATATCTATTTTGATTAGGAGAACTAGGATTACATGGGTCATTTGCTATCTCATTCCACTCTGTCGAAGTCGGAAGTCTAAATCCTGTTGGTGGCTGTATTTCTCTTGCTGCAAATTGATTATATAAAAGACCTCTTTCGCTGTTATTAGAATCAAAGTCCCAGTATGCAGCTACTGGAAGTCCAGCGTTATGCTGAGCATAGAATTCAGTAGCATTTGCAGCGATAGGAATAGTCCCACCTGATGTTGTATCTGTTATAGTTGAATTTTCATTAGTAAATATAAAATCACAAACTGTAGTTTCACCTGGGCTAGGAGGTGGTGGTGGAGTTGATTGTATTTCTTTAAATACAAAAGATATTGCTAGCTCTCCACTATTTGGAGTCAAAGCTCCTGTTTCTTCTCCAACAACAGCTATATTTTCAAACTGTCCAACAGTTATAGAACTAGATGAAAGGTCAACTTGTCCTGAAACATAAGTTCCATCGTCACTATTGTCTATTGCAAATATATCAGATATTGGTGTATAGTTTGAAAAATCAGCACTAGTATTGTTTGTTATTTTTCCTATAGAAAATTTAATGTCAGTTCCTACAGGAACAGATACTGTAGTCTCTCCCATCCAAACCCACGTTACGGCTTCTAGTTTAAGATTTAAAGGAACTCTCCATAAAGGTATCTGAGTAGGCCCTGTTACGTTTGACGTCCACTCCATAAAATCATGGCCATTAATTTGACTACCCAAGTTGTTTACCATACCATTTATGATATACTTGTTTTCTACTCTTTGAGTTTCAATAACATTACCTGCAGAATCTACCGATAAATTGTAAACATCATTACCAACTACATTTCCACTTCCATAAGTTGGTAGTTTGTATTGACCTCCTTTTTTTATTTCTAAAGCGTTTGATTGACTAGTTGAGTCTTCACCATTACCAATCGTCACTAAGTTGTCAGCATCGCTCCATGTATTAACACTACCAGGTAGTGGAACATTATATGAGCCTATTACTATTTGTCTAAAATCAGTAGCGTTTAAATGTGAACCGATTGCATAAGACTCCGCTCCTGCGTTTTGGTTACCTTTACCAATAGAAAAAGACTGTGCTGCTGTTCCATTTATTTGATTACCTTTACCAATTGCAAAAGAACCAGAACCATCTACAATATTAAGTGCGCCCATTGTAAATGAACCGACTTCTTTAGATTCATTGTCTTCACCAAAGGAAAAAGAACCATCTCCAGATGCTGTGGTTGTACTTAATGTTCCGAAAGCAAAAGATTTATCTCCACTTGCTTCTGCATCTGAACCATAAGCTTGTGCCTGATTACCTGAAGCTATGTTTGCAAAACCTATAGCTACAGAACCATCTCCACTTGCTGTAGAAAGTTTACCCATTGCTGTAGAAGTATCTCCACTTGCTGTTGTGTTAGAACCCATTGCTGTAGATTTATCTCCACTTGCTGTTGCGTTAGAACCCATTGCTGTAGAAGATGGCCCACTTGCTTCTGTTATAAGTCCTGATGCAAAAGATGCAGAACCACTTGCTATTGTTGTATTATTTAATGCTGTAGAGTAATCACCACTTGCTGTTGTGTTTGCTCCCATGGCTACAGACCTCTCTCCACTTGCTGTTGTGTTAAGTCCCATTGCTGTAGAAGTAATGCCACTTGCTGTTGTGCCATCTCCCATTGCTGTAGAGTAATCACCACTTGCTGTTGTGTTAAGTCCCATTGCTGTAGATGCAATACCACTTGCTTGTGTAGCACTTCCCATTGCTGTAGAAGTATCTCCACTTGCTTCTGTGTCTTGCCCTAAAGCAACTGCTCCTGCTCCGCTTGCTTCTACTCTGTTTCCTATTGCTACAGAAACTGTATTAGATGCTTCTGAGCCATTACCCATTGCTAATGAAATAGTACCGCTTGCTTCGGTGTTTTGGCCTATAGAAACTGAATAATTACCACTTGCTTCTGAGCCATTACCCATTGCTATAGAAGTATTTCCAGTTGATTGTGCTGAAACTCCAATAGCTAATGAATTATTACCACTTGCTGTTGTGTTTTCTCCACTTGCAAAACTATGGTTTCCGCTTGCTACTATATTCTCTCCTCCAATAGCTAAAGATGATTCTCCACTAGCTACTGCATTGTTTCCTATTGCAATAGAAGTATTTCCAGTTGCTGTTGATTCAAAGCCCATAGCAAAACTAAATAATCCAGTAGGTGCAACAGAATTGGCATAACCAATAGCGACACCATGATTTGCGGCTACACTATTACCTTGTCCTAAAACAACAGAAAAATCTCCAGTTGTATTACTAGATGCACCCATTGCAACAGAAAAATCTCCACTAGCTTGAGTTTGACCTCCAAATGAAAAAGCATTATTCCCATCTGCGTTACTACCATCACCACCAACAAAAGAGTTAGTGCCACCAGCACGAGTAGTATTTCCAAACGCTGCTGAGCTATCCCCCTCAGCTTGAGTTGTAAACCCAAACGCATTAGCATAATTACCAGAAGCATCTGAAGTTAACATGTCGTTAAAAACTAATGAATAATCTCCATCGCCTCTTAATATATCACCATCTCCTAATTCAGATGGGCTAGTCCATATAGCAAATCGGTCTTTTGTTCCACCCCCTGTTAATACAGATGAGTTGTCAATCTTATCCCAAAATATGTTATTGTTTAAGTCTTCAGAAATAATAGCCCAATCACCAACTTCCCAGTCAAATATACTTCCACCTCCTTGGGTTGGTAAGTTTGTTCCTCCTGCTACAGAAACTATCCAATACTTTCCTGTGTTAGCAGGAATTAAAGGTACTGCTGTTAAATCAGGAACATTTATGTCTGCGTCCCAAGCTCCCTGGAACTCTAGTCCAGAACCTTGATAGTTCTGCCATTCGACAGTACCATCGGTTTGAGAAACTAAAACTTGTTCTCCTGTACCTATATTGTTATTTGCATCGTAAACTTCAGACGCAAAATAAATTCCTCCATTTACATTTACTAATCCATTTGCAAATGTTTCTTTTCCAATAGTTACATTTTCAGCAACGCTTAAACTACCAACACCACTTCCGTTATCTAAATAAACTATTGTGCCTGCTGGAGATTCACATGGGTCTTTTGAAGTAATAGTAGCTGTGTCTTGATAAAATAAGGAATTAACTAACTTAAAAGATTCCTGTCCTGCTGAGCTAGCGGTAAATATAGGAAGCCTATAAGAACAGCCATCAAAAGCTTCGTCAATAACAAATTCAGCAATACCTCCTAAGGTAAAAGTTTTTGTCTGCCTTTCAATTGGTGTTGAATTGGCAGCAGTTCCTATTAAATAATCCTCAGCCTCAATTGGTGATTGATTTGGATACGATAAAGTATTGCTAATTTTTGCCATGTTTTATTCTTTTTTCTCGGTGACTTGTCCAGTCTGTAAATTAATTACTGATTCTTCACCATATTTTTTTATTAGTTCTTTTTCTAGTTCGACAAACTTACTTTTAATTTCTTTTATCTTGCCGATGATGTTTTCTTTCTGGAGCTCTAAGTCTCCTAATGAAATTTTAGATTGCGTAAAAGAATTGTTTAATTCTTGTAATTTACTTAATTCTTCTGATGTTAACTTTTTTGACATAATTTTAAATTTAATTTATTTTACAAAGATATGAATTTTATTCTTGATTGTTTTTTCTTGATTTTTCCCAGCTGCGTCCTACAAAATATGCGCCATACACAGTAACTAATAGTGTTTGGAATATTGGAATATATGCTTCAGTTATTTGAAA